CTATAAGTATTGATGAGGATGAAATCCCTTTTTAGAAAAAAATAAGCATAAAACTGTATAATACAAAAAGGGGAAAAATGTTTGAAGCTTCGTGGACAATAAAAGGTAAAAATTTTATAAGGTACAGAGATAAAGATAAATCTAAAAAAATATCTACATCTTATAAAACAGAATTTTTTGTACCAGATAAATTAGGTCAATATACAGGTTTTCTTGATGGGGTAAAATTAAGAAAGCAACAAGGTAGACCTGATAATAATGCTTATGGCATCAAAAAATCCGAATATGTAGCAATCAGAGAGCAAGGAAAAATTTTTAATAAATCACCAAGAACATGGTTTCTTGATATTGAAACTTCTGTTGGTACAAAATCGGAAGGATTTCCAAAACCGGAAGAAGCACTTGAACCTATTGTTTTAATCCAATTTTTTGATACTCAAGAAGATAAAGGTTATGTCCTAGGTTTAGAAGATTGGTATTATAGAGATGATTATACTTATGACTTCAATTTAGAATATATTAAATTAGATACAGAAAAAGAACTCCTGGGAAAATTTATTGAATTATTTCAAACATTAGATCCTTTAATTATTACAGCATGGAATGCTAATAATTTTGACTTTCCTTATTTGTATAATAGATTGGAAAAATTCAATCTAAATAAATTGTCTAATTATGGGAATGTAAAATTAAATACAAAAAAATTAGATAATAATCAAATTGTAAATAATCTTAATTCTGATGGTCATTATTTTTTGGATTTGCTTGATGTATATAAAAAATTTGTATATAAAAATGTCTCTTCTTATAGTTTAGATAATATAGGAGAAATAGAAACTGGTATTAATAAAGTAGAACATAAAAATTATCTTAAATTTGATGATTTTAGGACTGGTAAATATGTCATACTGGGTGATGAAACCAAAGAAAAAGAAACCAAAATTTATAAATGTGCTTATGCTTTAGAAAATAATAAATTAACAGAAATTCAAAAAAATAAACTTAAAAAATATATAAAAGAAAAATCATATTCAGAATTTGTACATTATGGTGTTCAAGATTTTGTTATTTTAAAAGGTATCAATGATTCTCAAAATTTAATCTCTATTATGATTGAAATAGCAGAAAAGATGGGTTGTACAATTGGTGATACTCTTGGGACTCTTAAACCTTGGAATAATTATATTGCTAATATAGCATATAAAGATAAAAAAATCATGCCGCCAAAAGAAAAACATGATGAACCTGATATTGTTGGTGGATTTGTTAGAGAACCGAAGGTTGGTAAACATAATTGGATTATGAGTGCAGATGTCAACTCAATGTATCCTCTTTTAAGTATTGCTGCAGGAAATATGTCGCCAGAAACATTTGTTCCTGTTGCACTTAGACCAAAAGAATTACAAGCAATGATTACAAAATATTTTCCCAATCAAGATGAAAGTAGGTATTTAAAATATACAAAAGAATGGGATACTATTGAAAATATTCTTAAAAAATATGATGTATCTCTAGGTATTAATGGTGCAGTTTATTCTAGAGATAAAATGGGTCTTATCCCTAAATTGGTAGTAGAGATTTATAACTCCAGAAAACAGAAGAAAAAGCAAATGTTCATACATAAACAAAATGCAGTAAATATTGAACATAAATTAAAAGAAAATCCAACCAAAGAATTATTAAAAGAATATAAAAAAGAAAAACACCTAGAATCTATGATGGATACAGCTCAAATGACTGAAAAAATTCTAATAAATTCTTTATATGGTGCTATAGGTAATGCTTATTTTGCTTTATTTAATGAACAAATAGCACAATCAATTACTGGCAATGGTAGATATTTTATTCAATTTGTTGCTAATAAAGTTGAAGAAAAATTACAAAAAATGATACCTTTTAAAAAGTACATAATTGCTGGAGACACGGATTCTGTTGTTGGGTCAAGTGTAATTAAAACATCTTTAGGAGATATTAAAATTGAAGATTTGTATAATGTATTAAATGGACAGGTTGATATTATTAATAAAAATAATTTTGTCAAACATGTAACAGGCATAGAAGCAGCATCATTAAATGATAATATTATTGTTGAAAATAAAAAAATTAAATATATAATGAAACATAAAGTTAAGAAAAGAATGTTTAAAATAACGCATAATAATGATACTGTTATTATAACAGAAGATCACTCTATTATGATTTTAAGAAATAATAAATTAATCTCTGTAAAACCAAAAGATATTCAACCAAGTGATAAAATTATTAAATTATAAATATATAATAACAAGTGATACGGAGGTAAAAATGTGTAAAACATTCTATTTAGATAGATTTTTAAAAAATAATGATATAAAATTTAATTATAATTTAATTGTAAATTTATATTGTGAATTAAAAAAAGAATTTAAAGGTGAAATAAAATTTTTTCAATATTTTAAAAAAATGCTAACAGGATCAGATATTGATAATATAAGTGAACGCATTAATAAATTATTAAAAAATCCGACAACTGCTATCTCATTAAATAAACTTCAGTTATTATATGGTAAAACTGCTGGAATAGAAAAATGGGATAAATATAGAAAATCCATAGCAATGAGTTTAGAAAATCAGATAAAAAAATATGGCGAAATTGAAGGTACAGAAAGATGGAATAAATATTGCGAAAGACAAGCGTATACAAATACATTACCATATTTTATTGAAAAATATGGTATTAAAGAAGGCAAAGAAAAATACTTTAAAGTAAATAAAGCAAAATCTCATACTTTAGAATCATATGTAGATAAATGGGGTATTGAAAGTGGTGAAGAAAAATTTAAAGAATATCGAGAGAAATGTAATAGTCCAGCAATATATTCTTTAATAAGTCAGGAATTATTTGATAATATAACAAAAAATATTAATATAAACCACAATATATATTATGCTACAAAAAATAAGGAATTTGGTAAATATAATAAAGAATTAAAAAAATATTATATGTATGATTTTGTAATTCCTGAACTTAAAATTTGTATAGAATTTAATGGAAATGTTTTTCATGCTAACCCAAAAATGTTTTCTGAAAATGAGTATCCCAATCCATTTGTAAAAGAAATAACATCAAAAGAAATTTGGGAATTTGATAGAATAAAAAATGATTTTATAAAAAATTTAGGTTTTGATGTTATAATTGTATGGGAAGATGAGTATAAAAATAATAAACAAGAAGTTATAGATAATATAGTAAGTTATATAGAGGACAAAAATGATAACTACAGATGATTTTGAAATAGAAGACTTAGGCATACAAGAAAATTGGGTATATGATATTGAAGTAGAAGATAATCATAATTTTTTTGCTAATAATATTTTAGTTCATAATAGTTTCTACTTCACAATCGCTCCATTTATGGAAAAATATTGTAAAGAAACTGATGTTATAAAACAAACAGAATGGGCAAATAATTTATATAAAAAAATAATTGATCCTATCATTAAAGAAAGTTCAGATGAATTTAGCAAAAGATTAAATTTATATAATAAAGATTATATAGGTGTTGAAAGAGAAGTTATTTCTGATAAAGGTTTTTTTATAGCAAAAAAGAAATATGTCCTCAGAGTTTTGGATTTAGAAGGCACAATTTATACAAAAGAAGATCCTTATATAAAGAAACAAGGTGTAGAAATTATTCAGGGAGGTACAGCGCCATTCAGTAAAAAATACCTAGAGGAAAGTATTCCAATTTTATTAGACTTAGATGAAAAAGAAGTTCAAAATTGGATACAATCAAAAAGAGAAGAGTTCATAAATGCAAATTTAATAGACATAGCCAAAACAGTAGGCATTTCCAAAATAGAAGATGAAAATTGGGGAAAAATTAAAAATGGCAGAATACAAAGTCCACCATCAAATTCAAAAGCAGGAATAGCAACAAATAACTATATTAAAAAACACAATCAACAAGATTTATATCCGTTGATAGATGCAGGAAATAAAGCAAAAATGTTATATTTAAAACCAAATAATCCCTTTAATAATGATAGGTTTGCGTTTTTGAATGAAAATTTTGCTAAAAATTTTAAAAAGTATATTGATTATGATACAAATTGGGAAAAATATTTTTTGAAACCTTTAAAAAATATGACAGATGCTTTAGGTTATAATATTGATAAAAAAGCAGAAAAATTAGATATATGGTAGAAATAAGGAAATAAGGAAAGAAAATGACAGATACAAAACTTAATAAAGCAATTACACTAGGTGAAGCAAAACTAAGAGTCCAGGAAGAAGCAAAATGGCAAAAAAACTTAAAATTAAATAAAGAAGTTATTCAAGAACTCAAAGAATATATTTTTGGTCAGGGCGAAAACCCTCTTAAAGATATTCAAGATGAAAAAGAAAAAAATCTAGCAGATATAGAAGCAAGATTCATAGAACTTTTAAAGGATGAAAAATGATTGGTGAAAAATTAATTAAATGGGCAAATGAAAGATTTCCTGGACAAAAAGAAAATAGAAATGGGCTTGTTGCAAATGTAACAGAAGAACTTGGTGAGTGGTTACAAGCATGTGATCAAGATGATGCTCATGAAAAAATTGATTCTTTAGCGGATATATCTGTATTTGTTCAAGTGGAAATGGCTAAGATGGGTTATCATCCTGATAAAGTTCTTGAGGAAACATACAAAGAAATTAATTCTAGAACAGGGGCTTGGAGTGAAAAAGATCAAAAATGGAAAAAGTTCAAAACACCAGAAGCAGTGGCGAAATGGGTAAAAGCAGATTACAGCAAGTGTAAAATTTAAAAAGATTGTTGATTTTTATTAATTTTCCGTTAATTATTAACGAATCTATTAACTTTTTAAGTTATTTTTAAGGTAAAAAAGTTATAATACAAAAATATAAGTTATAAGAGGGCGTTAAACTGCCGGAATGAAATAGTTTGAAATCTTTTTAAAAGAGACTTAAAAAACAAAAAAGACCCTAAGGGCAAAGGAAAAATATGAAAAAAGTAATTATGAGTCTTGCAGCAGCAAGCGCAATGGCAGTAGCAGGTGGTGATATCGTTCAAGTTCAAGAAGTTCAAGCACCATGGACAGGTGTATATGCAGGTGGTGCTTTGACAGCAAATCAAACTTATGTAAAAGGTGAGTCTGATTGGTTTAGTACTTCTAACCTTAATAAAACTTCTTATGGTATTCAAGGCGATCTTGGATATACATTTATGAACACTGGTTCTTTTGCATTGTCTGCAGAAGGTAGACTTGGTACTTCTGTTGGTGGTGATGATTATGTTGAAACTACTTACTGGGGTATTTATGCTAAACCAGAAGCAATCTTTAATGGTTTTAGTGTTTATGCACTTGCTGGTTATGGTTCATTAGACTATACTGCAACAGATGATATTTATTACGGTGGTTATCCTGTAGAATATTCTGTTACTGAAACTGTAACAGGATTTACATGGGGACTTGGTACTCAAATCGCAGTTAATGATTCTATGTCTGTATTTGTTGATTATGTAGTTCAGCCTTCTTTGAGCGATGTAGCAGTTAATACTTACAACGCATTAGAAACTAGAGATATTGAAACTGATGTTATCAGCGTAGGTGTTAATTTTAGATTTTAATCCTGTAATTTTTACAGTGCCCCTTTTGGGGGTATGATAAAGATTATTTTAAAGAAAAAATGTTATAATACAGAAAGGAAGAAGAATGGAAGCAGAAATCAAAATTATCAGGACACTTTTTAATCAATTGATTATTGGAAAAACAACAGAAACAAGTCATTTAATTAAAATAATAAAACCTTATAGTATCCAATTAGATGCAGAAGGTATAATGATGTATCCTCTTGATCAAGAAATTATTGGAAAAGAAATTGAAAAAATTTCATTAGATAAAAGTAATTTAATGTATTGGACAAACCCAGGTGAAAAACTTACTGAGCATTATATCAAAGCAACTACAGGTATTGAAACCAAAAAACCTGATATTATAACATAAGGATAAATTATGATTCATATAATCAAAACAAATGACAAATTTCTAATCGGTAGTGTTACAAAAAGTAATAATGTTATCCGAATGAAAATACCTTTTGAAATTACAGAATCTAAAGAAGGTATTAAAATATCTCCTTTAGATGTTAGAATGATTCAAGTGCCAATCCCTTATATAGAAATTAAAGAGTATGAATATATGGTAAAAGCAGGTAAATCTCTTTCAGAATTTTATAAAGAATCTTCAGAAAAATTCATAGATGAAACTATAGATAAAACCACGGATGAAAACTAAATTAACCCCTTTTAAAGTAATGACCTCATTACTTAATAATACTACCCCAACCCAAGAAGAAAAAAATACACTTAATTCTTTTTTCTTGGTTAGATGGTTAAGTAACAATCCAAATACATTACCAATGGCTAATATAATCAATACTTGGTATAATCTCCCTGTTGATATACAATATCAATTTTGTGATGATTATATACAACTTACAAGAATGAAAAATAGAGTTAAGTTTATCAGTTTTCAAAAAGATAAACAAAACCCGGATTTTGTAAAATTGATGGATAATATACAAAGAATGTATAATATAAATGAAATACAAGCACAAGAATATTATAAATTAATGTCTAATGATGAAAAAAATAGAATTTATAATTATTATAACGAAGGAATCCAAAAATAGGAGAACAGTTGAAGGACCAAAAAGAGCCAAAAGAAATATTGGAAACAGAGATATTATCTAGTCTTTTAAATAACAAAGATTATTTTTCAAAGGTTATTCATCATCTCCAAAAAGATCATTTTAACGAAATAGGTAATTCATTAATTTTTGATAAAATTAAAAATTTCTATATTGAATATAATAAAATCCCAAATATTAAAGAACTTATTTTAAGTTTTAAAGAATCTCCTCAAAAAGATAAAGAAATAATCAAACCCGTTATCCCGGAAATTTATAAACCATCAAGTATTAATCCGGAAATGCTTTTATCATTAACTGAAGATTTTATAAAAATGTCTATTTATATGAAAAGTGTTATACTAGGTGCTGAAGGAATCGGGGAACATAATAAAAATAAAATAACAGATAGTTTCAACTTAGCAGAAGAATCTATTAAAATATCATTAGATTCCGATTTTGGAATCTTTGTTGAAGAAATTGATAAAAGATTTGATGATTATCAAGAAAAAGAAGGACTTAAATTAAATGTTCAATCTTTTGATGAGATCATAGGTTCAGGTTATACACCTAAAACATTACACCTGATTGCTGCTGCTTCTGGTGTGGGTAAATCTGCTATGCTTTGTACTTTTGCTGTTCAATTTTTATTGCAAAAACAAGATGTGGTTATTATAAGTCTGGAGATGGCGGAATCTGAATTCTACAAACGAATAGACTCAAATCTATTAGATATAAGAATAAAAGATTTACCTAATGTAGATAAGCAAGTTTTAAAAAACAATTATAATAAAATAAAAGACCAGATTGGTAATCTGGTTGTAAAGGAATATCCTGCTGGAGGTCTTACACCTCTAGGGTTACAAAGTTATCTAGAAAAACTTAAAAATGAAAAAAATATCAATAATCCAGTAGTAATGGTAGACTATTTGGGATTAATGAGTTCAGATAAAATGACTATTAAAGACAATATGTATGGTTATTTTAAATCAATAGCAGAAGAATTAAGAGCTGTAGCACAAAAAATGGGGATTATACTGTTTAGCCCAACGCAATTAAATAGGTCAGCAACCTCAAATCTGGAGGCAGACCAATCTGCAATTTCGGATTCTATGGGGACTTATATGACAGCAGATTCTGTTTTTATTATATCTCAAACACCAGATTATAAAGACCAAGGCAAAATGAGAATAAGTTTTGTTAAAAATAGAATGTCAGGACAAACCAGATATTTTGAGATAGGGTATAATTACGAACATTTCCGGATTGATGATAGATACAGACATGATACAGGAAAATCCGGAGATGTAACTCAGGAATTAACCAACCTAGGGATTGATCAAGATTTGAAGAGTGTTATGAATTTTTAAAAATGATGTCTAACCTTATTTGGTTGTCTTTTCACTTTTTTTCTGTATTTTTTATTTTTCCTTTTAATTTTTGCTTTATTTTTCTTATAGAATATTTTTCTTGCTTTTTTATCTTTTCTGACTTGAGCAGGATTCTTTTTCTTTGCTCTTTGTAGTTGTGCTTTTCTGGTTGTGAATTTTTTTACTTCTTGGATTTCCTCTGAATCGTCTGGTTCGTCAAAATCTTGTTCATAAATTAAATCAGTAATAAATTCGCCAACTTCATTAATTTCTTCTTGAGTTAATAAATCTAAAGATTCCAAGATATCTTCATAGGTGAAATTTTCGTATTCATA